CTGTGACTTGACAAAAGTGCCAACGCCACCTAGGCCATTTGGATTAGTTTGGATTGCGTTATCAAATTTAATGTTACATGCGATCATTACAGGGTCATTGCTGTTATATGCCATTTCACCATAATCAACTGAGCTCAAAAAGCAGCCACTTAGTGTCCATGATTCTAATACATTTGCAGGAGCCAATGCGCCGTTACCACCATCCAGTATGTCATACTGTAGGCTAAACTTGTAGTCAATACCACTGGGTGCACTTGCTTGTTCAAAGAAGTCAAATTGTTTCTGAATCTGCTCGCCCACTAACTGGCTGACTGCGCCAGTAGCGTCGTCACGAAAGTTAATTGTGGTCTCTTGCCATTCAGGCTTGCCTTGTAGGTATACTTTACTGTTGTAAACGTCGATGGTAATTGGGTTAAAATTAACGTTGGGACGCTTGATGTCTTGTACTTGTTTTGTCAACTCAAGAGTGCTGTTTGTTACACCAAAATTAATGAATAACGCACGAAAGCGATATTTTAATTTGGGCATCAACAGACCTTGACTCTGTGTGTTTGGTAAAGGTACTGTAAATGCGCTTGGATTTGCTGTTGCCATTATTCTTTCTCCTATTATAGTTATTTATACTATTATGTTGATGATGTTCCTAGCGTCTTGATCACGCCTGGGTTATATATTGCGATAGGAATATATATAAATTCAACATCACGTAATGGCTCGATTGCAACATCTACGTATAATTGTTGGTTAGCGATGGTGTGGCTAGTGTTGTTGCTAGTGTCACAGATAACCAAGAAATCGTATAATCCTCTCAAACTCAGCACATTGTTCAATGCACCCTCAATCACACGTGCAATACTGCTGCGTGTGACTTGATCGTTGGGCTCAAACAAATAACCATTGCTGATACTGTTGAATATTCTTCTTAGATAAGTTTCTAAACGAACAACGTTTACGCTACCACGGCTGCTTGAGCCACTGTAACGTGTTTGTTGTCCCCAGATCACCAATCCTGAACCAGGCAATTGTGTCATTGGGTTGATCTTTAGCGGATACAGTGCATCACGTAGGCCTTGATTAACGCCATTGTGTACAAATGCGCCAGTTGAGCTGTTGATGTAACCAATGTCATTCAAGTTGCTGATCAAGCCGCGATTGACACCAGCTGGTGCAAACCATGGATAAGCCACTTGGTCGTTATGCAAGAATGTGCGTAACACAGCATGACTTGCTGGAACAACCACTGTGTTACCGGCTAGGTCATTTGTTTGTCCTGCAGGATAGTAAATGCCAGTATATGGATCGCTTTGTGCCACTGTGGCCAATCCGCTACCGGTTGTGTTGTTGACCCAGGCAGTAATTGCAATGCTATTTGGTGCCAGTGTCATTGGTGTATCACCAATAATAAAGCCAGTGTTGCTGCGATTGTTGTTCAAGTTGATCAAGTTGCTGAGTACTTCAGGATAGCCTGGAGCCACCAACAAGTTGAAGTTGTAAATGCTTTCAATTGCTTGTGTATTGCTGTCAATAGCACTTTGCATTGCGGCCACAACCATGGCACGTTGAGCTGCACTTCCCGCATTCATTGCACCTGTGCTGTTTAGGCCGCTGGCAGTTACCCATGCTGCGCCCACGCTTGGTAGTGTGGTTGCAGTTCCAGGAACTGTGCCATAACTGTTGCCCAGTGTGGGATAATTTGTGCTGTTGAAATAACTGGCCACATATTTTTTAACATTGTAACCGCTGCGACGTGTGTTAAACAACAATGTGCCACGTGGATACAAACGTGGATCTACCACATCCAAGTCCACATAGTCGCTAAACAGTAGGCCACTGCTTACGCCATCACTGATAGCAGGGAAAGTGCCGGTAACAATGTCTGTAGTACCTGCGGTGTCCCAACGTGCATCAGCAAACACAATACCATTACTGGTGACATGATCAGTGTTGTCAATCGCAATCCATGCGCTACCACTGTAACGATACAATTTTGGATAGTTGATGAGGTCGCTGGTGTCTAACCAAATGTCTCCAGCCACAACCGCTGTTGTGCCATTGCTTTGGTATGTTGGTGCAACTCCAGCACTTACAATTACACCATTTTTGTCAGTGTTTTGTAGGTTATAGCCACGTGAGTCACTGCTGACGTTTTGATAACCTTTCCATTGTGTACCGTTGTTGACTAAAATATCAACATCACTTGGATTGCTGTAGTACCAATATGTGCCTGTGCTTGGTGATGCATATGGAGCATTGGCTTGATAGCTCACTGAGCTGGTGATTGCAGTCCAATTGTCGATGACAATTTGATTTAATTTGTTAATTTCTACGCTGGCGCTGCTACCGTTTGTAAATCCAGCGCTGGTCCATGGAGTGCCGCTGGTTTGTACCACATAAATTTCACCGCCAGTTGTGTGTATAACGCTGATGCTACCATTGCTGTTGACTTGTGCAGTCACATAAGGAATATTAGCGTTCAAAATGTCATACACAAAAGATGCATTAGTAGTACCAGTAGTGGTAATACTGTAGGAAATCATTGTGTTTGAGCCTGGGGCACTGGCATACAATGTGTATGAGTTGCCAGATGCGAATGTTGGGGTAAATGCGCCCGACGGTGCAGTACTTGTGCCCACAGTTTGACCTGTTCCACGCACGAACCACTGTAGGTTATTGCTGGTTGCATCTTGTACGCCATATACACCCACCACTTGTCCGGGTGCGACGCCAAGTCCACCACCGGTGCTGTCTAAACTATAGATGGCCTGTGCCAGACAACTTGGTACGCTGCCATCGGTTGGGCCAAACAATGGTGCAGTTTTTGGAACCCATGTGCTGGTTCCTGCATTCCATTGTTGTAGCACTGGGCTATATCCGCCGCCTGTGCTGGTGGTTTTGAACCAAACACTGCCTACTGGACGTGGTTGGCTGTCGGTGCTAAACCATGCAGGTTGTTGTGCATAGTTACCATAAATCAAACTTGGGCAATAGTATGTGCCTGTGCCGTTTAGTGTGACACCACACTTGGCCAATGGTGAGCCTGTGCCGTCAGCAATAATCATCTTGCCATCAGCTGCGCCACCAGTGCTGGCAGCTGAACTTGTAACAAAGAACAGGATGTTGCCGCTTGAATCTTGTGCGGCTTTTACACCAGCAATGCCGGCGCTGTTGATGTTACTTACTAGTTGAGCAATGGTATTTGTCACGCTCAATGTCACTGTTGTGCCATTAATAGTAAGAGTATTATTAACTGCCAAGCCAGTACCACTTGGAACGGTACCTCTCAGCACTGGTGTGCTGTATTGCCAATTTGTGCTACCAACTTGCACCCATGGAGTTGATGCCGAGTAGTTGTATCCCACATTGGTTTTATAGAACAAACGGATGATGCTGGGTGTAGAACCATTTACATCGGTCATTACAAAAGAATAACTGCCAACTTGTCCCACAAAAGGCCTAGGAGTTGGTACATTGTAAGGGCTGTAGTTGCTGTCATCATACACTTGTGATGGTGTAGTAACAAACAGTGGAGTTTGATGTGCAAATGCAGTACCGCCTGTGGTTGATGCCAATGCATAAACTCCAAATTCGGTGCTGGCGGTGTTTAACCAGTAGGTTTGATCAGCAGGAGTACTGTTGGGACGCACACTTGTGCCAGTCAATTGGTTCAAGTCAATGTCAGCTCGGATAGCGTACAATTGATTGCTCAGTCCCAATGCACTGTATGCAGTCAACAAACCGTATTCATTTAGTTTACTGCCGTTAATTGGAGTACCGGCACTGCTGGTTTTGAATGAGGGAGTGCCCATTGCAGTAACCAATTCACGTTGACTTGTGAAACTTTGTAGTTGTCCTGCGTTGGCTTTACTGGTACCTGTTGCGGCAGCACCGTTGTATGTTTTGTCTTGAGCAGTTGCCAACACCACTAATGGGATAGAACCCACGTTGCTGCTGACATATTGGCTTTGGTCATTTATTGTGACTGATATTCCTGGAGAAACTAGTGCCATGGTATAATTCCTTTATATTGCATGTTATGAATATTTAGCGATAATACCAAAAAAGCATGGCGTAGCAGGTGCCTTTGCAAAGCCTGGTATAAATAGGTGTATGCACAAACGTGAACTATGTACTGCCTGTAATCAAAATCCGCGGGCCATTAACTACAAGAAGGACGATGTTTATCACTATCGCAGTCGTTGTGCCGCTTGTATACGCAAAGGCAAACGATTAAAATCCGTGCCTGGCTGGGCCAAGTCGGGATATACGAAAAAACCGCAATGTGACAAGTGCGGTTTCAAGTTCAAGTTTCCGGTGCAACAGAG